CATGACACGCCAGACCATCTACCGTGCGCTCAGAGCCTTGGAGCGCGAGCGCGCCGCACGCATCGCTGAGTGGAATGAGGACGAGACTGGCCGCGCCGTCGAGCCGGTGTGGGCGCTGGGAAGCAAGCCCAGCGCGCCAAAGCGCCGCCTCACGCCAGCCCAAAAGCAAAAGGCCTACCGCTCGCGCAAGGCTATTGAGATGAACGAAGCAGAACAGAAAGCGATGGCCAGATGACACAGCAACCCAACGACAAGGTTCTCACGGTCGTGGGCGCATACGAGACGCACAAAGGCACTGACGAGCAGTACGAAACCATCAGCGTCGAGCAGCTGATGACCATTGAGCGCACCAATGTACCCAAAGACCAAGCACGCTGGGTGCTTTGCTCAACCTACAACGAGCCCGACGGCCGCAACCACAAAGCGCAGGAAGAGCGCGGCGAGTTTGTCATGGTGGCCATCGACCTGGACACGGGCAACGTGCAAGGCAAAGCCCTTGTGGCCGCCGTGCAGTCGTTCACGGACACCGTGCAGATGCGCGTCTACGCCAGCAGCTCAGCCACGAAGGCGAGCCGCAAGTGGCGCGTGCTGATCCCCGTCCTTGCGCCAATGCGCCACGACGAATGGCTGGCCGTCACCGTGGCGCTCAACCAGCACATCGAGCGCGAGCTGGGGGCAAGGCCCGATCGGGCGCTGGAGCGCGCTGGCCAGCCGATCTACCTGCCCAACACGGCACCGCGCACCGATGGCGTGCAGCCTTTAATGGACGACCGGCTGGTCGACGGCCCTCTTTTCAACTGGCGCGAGTCACCCGGCATTGACCAAGTGCTTATGGTGATGACCGAAGAGGAAGAGCGCCAGCGTGAGCACCAGGCCCGGACAGCAGAAGCGCGCCGCAAGATGTCGCAGGCCAGAGCCAGGCCCGACAGCGAGAAGTCGGTCATCGAGCAATTCAACACGGCCAACGATCTGGAGCAAGTGATGGCCGCGTGCGGCTACAAGCCGGGGCCAAGGGGCGGATGGCGCAGCCCCAGACAAACCAGCGGCTCATACGCCACCAAGGTGTTCGACGAGCCCGCTGGCCAGTATTGGATCAGTCTGTCGTTGTCTGATTTGGAGGCCGACATCGGCAGCCAAACATCAGACGGCCGCACCTGCTTCGGGGATGCCTTCGACATTTATGCGTTTCACATGCACGCCAACGACCGCAAGGCAGCCATCAAGGCGGCGGCTGGAGAGTTGGGCATCAAGGCAGCCCCATCGCTGGCCGATCAGCTTTCAAGCATGGTCCAACGCAAGAACACGGCCAAGGCACTCCAAACATTGGCCCAATATGCGCCTGCGGACGTGGAATTCCCGGAAGAGACAAGCCCCCAGGTCAAAGAGGAAGCCACCAAGGTCATTCAAAAGGCATCGGAAAGCGCCGCCACCACCAAGCCAGACGATGGCGCGCCACTGCTGAGCTTCGTCAGGGCCAGCCAGATGCCCGACTGGGAGCCGCCGCAGGAGCTGGTCGAGGGCATGCTGATTGAGAACAGGATGTCGGTGGTCTACGGCGACAGCAACACGGGCAAATCCTTTTTGGCGCTGGACATGGCCGCCCACATGACGCTGGGCCGGGATTGGTTCGGCCGCAAGGTCAGACAAGGGGCTGTGCTGTATCTGGCAGCCGAAGCGCCGCGATCCATACAGGACCGCGCCCGTGCTCTTGCAGAGAAGCTGGGCGAGCCACTGAACGACTTGTTCATCACGGACTGCCCCATCGACATCTGGGATCCCAACGGCAGCACAACGGCCATCATCAGCACGGCGGCCATGATTGAAAACACCTATGGGGTCAAGATCCGCCTCATCATTGTGGACACGCTGGCCCGGGCCATGGGCGGGGGCGACGAGAACGCCACCAAGGACATGGGCGTGCTGGTCAAGCACTCGGACCTTATCCGCGACAGCAGCGATGCCCACGTGATGTTCATCCACCACACGGGCAAAGACACGGCCCGCGGTGCACGGGGAAGCTCAGCACTCAGGGCGGCCACCGACACGGAAATCGAGGTGTCAGACCCCGGCAACCAGAAGCCCAAGGAGTTTAAGGTCACAAAGCAGCGGGACTTGCAGGGTAAGGGCGAGGTTTACGGGTTCATTTTGGTGACCGTCAACCTGGGGCTGGGGGTGTTCGACAACCTGATGACCACTTGCTATGTGCAGGAAGCGCAGCCTGCCGAAAGCACGCCAGAAGATGCCCTGACAGGCATCCAGCGGGAGATTTTGGACTTTATCCGCGACACCCCGATGGGTGGCCTGAGGTTCTCGGAGCTGGTCAAAAAGCTCAAGGAAATCAGGCCAACGACAGCCGATTCGACGGTCAGCAGCAACCTTAAAAAGATGGAAAAGCTCGGCGCGATTTACTACCAATCGGGCCAATACAGGGCCGGAAATGGCCAGCCAGTGAGGGGGGGCGAGTTTTGAGATGGTGGGTGTGGTTTTCTTGGCACTAGCGTGGTGACGCTAGTGCCAAACCCGCATGGTTGCTGGGTTTGTAGGGTGGCACGCTAGTAAACACTAGTAAAACTAGCGTCTGCGTCAACTTACTAGCGTTACTAGCGCGGGTATATATACCCGCTAGTACGCTAGTGAAATGAAAACGCTAGTGGTTGGGTGGAAGGTAAAAGCGCGGCAGGAGCTCAGAGAATGCGCGGCCAGTGAGCGGTGGCGAAGTGGTCGGGCGGTCGGTGGTCGGTGGGGTCCGGTGGGTGGTCGAGCTGGTGGGAGTCTGTAGGACAGCGGAAGACGGACAGGCAAAAAGAAACCCGGCGCGCTGGCCGGGTTTGGTGGTTGGGTGGTGGTCATCGTTGGCGGGGTCGGCGCTCGGCTGCGAGTCGTCTGAGCTCCTCGGTCAACAAGATGAGTCGGGCGCGGGCTATGAGGGCCAAAAGGGTTTTCATGTGGGGTAGCCCTCGGAAAAGAGATCGGGGCCAGCGCTGGCTGGTTGGCGGCGGCTGGTGGTCCGTTCGTTGTGCCAGTGCTGCAGGTCGTCGTAGTCGAAGCCGAACAGGTCGCCGGTGGTGTCAGTGGCTGCGGGTCCAGATTGGGGCATGAGGGCGAAGGCCGAAGCCTCGGCGGCTTGGTGGGGGTCGAGGTAGGTCATGCTGCGGCTCCTTTTGCCAGCATCTCGCTTGTCTGGTTGTGCGCCCAAGTCAGGGCTGATTGAAGCCACATTGCAAATGTCGCGGCCTGCGCCTTTGTCGGGAAATCTCCCACGCACTGCGCGCCACCATAACCAGCATTGGCTGGGTGTTCAAAGTCGTGGCGCAGGTAGACGCTCCAAAAGTAAGTGGCTTTTGGGTCTTTGCCCATTTCCTCTTCGTCGATGCGCTCGATGCAGTTGCCCTCATAACGGCTCATGGCCTCGATTTCAATCCCTTCGTATCGTTTGAGCTGCTGAATGGGTGGCAAGGTCAGATTGAAATCTGTCAATCCGTGGATCATTGGCTCGTTCATTTGATTAGCTCCTTAATGATTTCGATGAGGAAGGGGGTTGAGATGGCAAGGCCGCAGATCACGGCCTCGATGAATTGGCGGGGGGTCATGCGGTGGCCCTTGGAAAGCGGTTCAGGTTGCGAATGAATGAGTCGCTGTTGCTGTGCTTCTCGCTGAACGTGTAGGGCTCGCCCTTGGCCTTCTTGGCCTCAATGAACAGGCCCGCGTCGCAGTCCTCCTCCAGATAGGCCAGCTCCTCGGTGCGGTAGCTGTACGGGCTGGGCTTGATGCCCAAACGGGCAACCTCTGCCATGGGGACTTCGATCCAGCCGTGGCCGGGGTCTTGGTGGAAGGTGTATGTGGTCATGTGGGTTTCTCCTGTTGGTGTTGGTCGGGAAATCAGACAGCGCGGGCATCTTGAATGCCGCGCATGTAAGCCGAAATCAAATCGGCCAGCACACTTGCTTTGACGTGGCCGCATGAAAAGATGCTGGACTCGCCACCACCTTCGCACATGCGCACAAGGTCATAGCCGCCATAGGCGCCAGACAGGTGATATGTGCCAGCATTGGCGACCAGTCGCCCGTCTTGGTCCCGCTCGGCTTTGTACGGCTCTGTGGGCTTGCCCATCATGCGGTTGAGGGTGTCCACCTCTGCGTGGAGGTGCTTGGATGTGATTCGTTGGGTCATGCGTTACTCTCCTGTTAATTGCCTGCGGGTTTGCAGTAACGCCATTCTGTCTGGTGTTTGTATGATGCGCAAGACAAATCTGCACATTCCTTCATACAATGATTTCATGACAAAGACGCTGGTTAGACCTAAAACGCAATATGCACCGGGTATTGATCTAACGCCAAAGCAGCGTGCTTTCGTCGTTGCACTGGTACGCAACGGCACAACGCCCACGGCAGCGGCCCGAGAAGCCGGCTATAACAACCCGAAAGTCAGCTCATTTGATGTACTGCGTTTGCCGCATGTAGCGGCCGCCATCCGCATGGAGCGCCAGCGCTATATTTCGGGCGAGCTGGCCAACATAGCCACCGGCACGCTGCGGCACATCCTCACGGACAGCGAAGCCCCAGCATCGGCCCGCGTGCAGGCCGCCAGGACGGTTTTGGAGATGTCGGGCGACATTGGCAAGGCCAAGCGCCAAGACGATGAGGACAGGCCGCTCAGCGAAATGACGGCCGAAGAGCTGGCGCGCATGATCGACAAGTGGACCGAGGAAAAGGCAGCGCTGGCCACCACGATCGACGCGCAGGACGTGGAAATCATCGATTCAGCGCAATCAATGGCGCAGCTCACACCGGCAACCCGCACCCCGGCTTAGTTGACCACTGCCTAACTAGGGCAGTGCACCCCCATATTCCCTGCTGGCTGCAGCGCACGGCGCACCAGCTGGCTGCGCTGCAGGCTGGCAGCTGGCGGCAGGCAGGCGGGGCAGGCAGTGGCAGCCGCGGCCACCCCTCCGGCCACCCCCGGCGCGCCGCCGCCAAGTGGTTACCCCCACCCACATAAATTTTTTGTTTTCACCGACTTCGCGCCCACCAAAAACCAGACATTTTTCAGACACCCTCCTATAATCGCGGCCAAGTTCAAGGGGTTTCTTTCATGACATTCGCGGTGCCGTATCAGCGCAAGGCCAGCTTTCCTGATGACAGGCGGCTGGAGCTTGAGTTCAACGCGCTGAAGGTGACCACGGACCAGATCAACGACAACTTGAAGGCCATCCAGCGCGACGATGACCGGCTGGACAACGAGAGCGTTTATCCCGAGACATTGCACCCGACCACCAACGTGTGGCTGCGCGAGCAGTTCGTGGAGTTCATCGAGGACATCGACCTGGAAGCTGGCCCGCAGGGGCTTAAAGGCGACAAGGGAGACAAGGGTGATCGAGGTGACGACGGCACCAATGGCGTCAACGGCCTGAGCGCGTATGAGGTGTGGCTGGCCGCTGGCAACAGTGGCGCGGTGGCTGATTACCTGGACGCGACCAAGGGCGCCAAGGGCGATCCCGGCGCCGACGGCGTTGGCTTCAAGGGTGACAAGGGCGACCAGGGCGACCCGGGTTTGCCGGGTGTCAACGGCGACATCGTTCACAGCTTTGAGACTGTGAGCAAGAACCTTGAAGAGGTGGACTTCACTTTGGAGCGCGACGCGGGCACTGGCTTGCTGTCGCGCATTTTGTTTGCCAACGGTGTGAAGAAGATATACACCCGCGACGCTGGCGGCAAGCTCCAGAAGGTGACGCTGCAAGACGGCCAGCTGCCGACCAATGGCATCAGGCTGGTGAAGAATTTATTGCGTGACGCTGGCGGCAAGTTGTCCGGCGTCACTTACACGTTTAACTGACCGAAAGCTCTTGATGTTCGACTTTTCCCAATACACCCTCAACAAGATTCTTTTGGCCATCGGGGCTCTTGCTGGAGTGAGCATCATGAACGTGCTGTGGCAGCCGAAGTTCATCAAGCACAAGGGCATCATTGCCGCCGCCATGATTAGCACGGCCATCGCCATCACGCTGGCCCTGACGGCTGGCGGCGCGGCCCTGATCTGGCTGGGGGTGGACCAGACCAAGGCCGACCTGGTGCTGTTTGTGGGGGTGGCCATTGGCGCCATGTCACCGTTTGCTTTGAATGCCTTGCGCAACTTCTTTGAGAAGTACGAGGACAAAGACATCCTTGAGATGAAAGACATCGTGAAGGGTGACAAAAAATGAGCCAGGTCATGGTTGAGTTTTGGTTGCTGCTGGTGATGGGCTTCAGCGTGGTGGCCCTGGGCGCAGCAATGGTGCTGACCCACGGCGCATATTGGCAAACCCGCGATAAAACATTCCGTGTGGGCTTCTTGTTGCTGTGCCTTGGGCTCGGTATCCAGACATACCGCTCGATTCACTTCCTGCAGTTTGGTTTTTACCCGGTCGATCACTACTTCCCGACCTGGATCGTCAAGGACGTGGGCTTTTGCCTGATCGTCTACTCCGAATTTAAGAGATCAAGGAAAGGTACAGCATGATCACCAAACGCATCAAACCCGTCACCGCCTACGGCAGCCTGGGCCGTGTCGAAGCCACCAGCTACACCGTGCGCAGCATGGAAGACGACCTCTTCGGCTCCGTCGTGTTCAAGCACGAGCTGCTGACCGACGAAGGCCTGTTTGCCTGCGCCGCGTCGCACACCTTCAAGTACACCAGCGCCGACACCAGCGCCTTCACCGGCATCAACGACAAAGGCGAGCTGACCTGCACATGGGACGCTTCGCCCGCTGGCGCGTTCCTGATCGTCGCGCAGGCCATGGGCTTTGAGCTGCTGGGCGGCATCAAGACCGACGCCGCGTTTTTCGAGGGTTGATCGATGGCTTTTGTCGCAACACTCACGGGAACAGGTCGCAACTGCACGCTGACTAGCGGCAGCGCCACGATGACCGTTTCCAGCAACACGGGGCTGGTGGTAGGTGCGACCATTCAAGGCACGGGCATCCCTGCTGGCACCAAGATAACGGCCATTGCTGGCACCACGATCACCATGAGCGCAAACGCCACGGCTGCTGGCACTCAATCGCTGATTTTCTCAAGCGTGTATGGCTCAACCCTGCGCATCGAACTCACAGCATCAGGCGATGTGGCGACATGGCAGAACGTGTTCAATGCTGGCTTTGGTCTGCTGCAAGGCACAAAGAGCCTATTTCATCCCGGTGCGTTGACTGTCTTGTTCGGCTCAATTGTGTCCGGCGCACGTTTCGATCACGAAAACTGGACGGTTGAGATTGGCTCGGGTGGTCGAATGCTGTTCGACTCTGGATTACTGGCTGGCGAACAGCGCGGCGGTTATGACGTGGCAGGCTCCCTGTTGATTAAAGCTGCTGGCCCGACGTTTGTTTTCACGAACTGGAACAACGGCACACCCGGCGGTTCGTCTATGTTCCAAAACACGGGCGGATTGCTCACAATGGGCGGTTTGTTCCGTATGCACGACGCGCGCTTTATGATGCGCTCCCTCAACATCAATACTGCGTTTGGCTTTTACAGCATCCGCGACAATATGGATGTTGAGAACCTAATCCTCGACTATTCCGAACACGCAGGGGCAAACGCCTCTATCGGTTTTGCGTATGGCACTGTGCGGAACCCAAAGATCATTAACGCAAACAGCGGATTTAGTTCTGGCAACTCCACCGCCATTGGCACCATGACTGGCTTGCAGTTTTTGGGCATCTTCACCGACAGCCCTGCTGCAAAATTCGCAATCCAGAACAACTACGTGATGGAAGGCTATGCGCCCCAAGTGACGAGCGCACAGACGATTGGCGGCTTTCAGGCGAACAGCACGGAGACATTTGCCAACATCGACCTCAGCACACCCGGATGGGGCCTGAATGACCTCAAGACCAAATACCTGCGGTACGGCGGTCCAAACGTCATCAACTTCCCCCGCCGTGTGACGTTTGAGTTCAACGACAGCACGGGCGCAAACCTGACTGGCGTGACGCTCTATGTCCGAAGTGGGTCGAATACTGTTTTGAATGCAGTGCAAGCGGGTGATTACAGTGCCAACACGCAAGCGCTGGTCTTGACTTGGAACACCACCGTCAACTCCTATCGTGTGGCCAACGTCATTCTGGACACCATCAGCCAGATCGGGCAGGTTCGCAAGTACGGATTTATCGAGCAGTCCACTTCGTACAGCCTAAACAGCGCTCCATATTCGCAGCCGTTCTTTATGTTGACCGATACAGCTTTGGCTGGCATTGACGAAGCAACAGCGGCGGCCATCACTACGGCTGGTATTAACTGGACAACCAAGACCATCACGCCCACGGCTGATCTGGACTATGACCAGATCAACGCCCGTATGGCTTGGGAATTGGCGCAAACCACGAACAGCGCACAAGTTGACCCGCGCACGGTTGTCGGCGACCGCCTGACATTTGCAACCGGCTGGACGCTGGCGGTGAACACTGGCCGCACGATCAGCTCTGGCACGGCTATTACGTTTTTGAGTGTGCCAACCGTGACCCTGAACGGCACTGGCCGCATCCAAGGCCTCTACTCCAACAGCACTGGCCCCAACTCCATCCTGCAGCTTAAAAACGTCACCACCGCTGGCGTGGCAGGCGTGTGGCACCCCAGCACCAGCGCGACCGAGTTGTTCCAGACCAACGTCAGCGGCTCGGCCACCGACTACACCGTGTACTACCCACCCGGCAGCGTCGGCCTCGTCAAAAACTACGCCCGCGAGCTGTACGGCTCGCAGCGCGTGGCAGGCTCCATCACGCTGGCCGCCGGCCTCAACACCATCAGCTTCGTGGACATTCCCGATGTGGGCATCACCGAGCCCGTGCAGGCCACCGTGGCCGCCTACACCGCCATCGAAAGCCCATCCAAGCGTTATGACCGCACGGCGGTGTTCCGGCTCACCGAGCAGGGCATCAAGCTGGGCCAGATTGCCACCCGAAGCGGCACCAGTATCGAGGGCACTTTCAGCGTCAAGGTGCGCGACGATGCGCCCGTCGTGTATTCGGTGCTGGGCAACGTCATCACGATCAAGGCCGCGAGCTACGACGCCGACGCCAAGTACGTGAAAGAGGTGGTCACAGGCGGCGGCACGTTCACCGCGTTCGACACCGAGCTGATTCAGATTGACGTGGAAGACGCCAACGGCGACAGCTCTGTCAACGTGCAGGGCACCGTGGGCGGCCTGGTGGATGTCTGGAAGTGCGTCAACGGCACGATCAACGCCGACTTTGCCACCGGCACCAAGATTGCCAGCAACATCAGCGCGGGCAAGTACCGCTTCACGGGCACCAGTGGCTTCAAGCTGATCTTCTACGATAAGAGCAGCCTGCTGGCCCGCGACTGCAGCATGAGCAAGGGCAACTACGTGCTGGGCTGGTACGTCTATTT